TTCCACCCATGGCAGTTTAAGTCTATGTATAACAATGGAGATTTCAAATGGGGCAGACGTAACCCCCTAGGTAAAACCGATGGTAAAAATAAATACAAAAAGGTAGCATGACAGAAAGAGCACTAAAACACATGTCGGATATTCAGGCGGTAAACATGATGTTAACCACTATTGGAGAGCAACCAATTAAGAACCTGAATGATAATGCAGGATTACAGGATGCTTCTATTGCTCAAGACATCTTACACAGCACCTCAAGGCAGGTACAATCAAAGGGGTGGATATTCAATACTGATCTACAAGTCACTAAAACACCGAATGGTAAAGGTAAATTTGTGGTAGAACCTAATATACTCCGAGTAGACTCGACTTCTAAGAAGCGTTCTACTACAGAGGATATAGTAGAACGAGCAGGATTCCTTTATGATAGAGAAAATAATACAGATGTGTTTGCATCTGATGCTACAATTATTGTAGATGAAGTAGTATTCCTACCCTTTAATAGCTTACCTGAAGTAGCTAGAAGGTACATTGCAGTTAAAGCATCACGTATCTTCCACGATAGAATTGTAGGGTCAGGTGAGTTACATAGGTTCTTTGCTGATGATGAGGGAATGGCATGGGCAGAGTTACTAGAGTATCAATCAGAAGTGGGAGACTACAATATCTTTGATGACTATGACACCTTTAGAGTAGTAGATAGGAACCAAGATGCTAACCAACATTATGCATGGAGAAAATAAATGGCTTTAATTTCTGGGACTATACCAAGTTTAATTAATGGTATATCACAGCAGCCCGCTACACTAAGACTGAATACTCAGGGCGAAATTCAGGAGAATGGGCTATCCCATATTGCTCGTGGATTAGAAAAGAGACCTTGTACGGAGCATGTGGCTCAAATAGAGGGTATATCATCAACTACTAGTGATGACGTTTTTATTCACACTATTCGCAGAAGTGAAGATGAAGCCTATGCCTTAATAATGAAAGGTGGCACTACAAGTGGTACAAATGGATCAACTGCTAATGTAAATACAGAGGTAAAACTAATTGATCTCACAGGTTATGCTACTGGAGTTGCAGGTAGTGAAGTGTACGTACTAGATAAAGAGCAGACAACTAGTTATCCAAGTGGGCAACATAGCGGTACTACTAATGGTATCACATCTTCAGTTTCTATGGCTACCAATTCTATACCAAACAATTACTTCAAGAACTTTTCTGCATCAACCGAAACTTCTCCTAAGAATTTATTTTCTCCTAATAGTCTATCGTCAACCACTATTGCCGACTTCTCCTTTATACTGAATAAAACCCAACCTGTAAAACAGAGTGTTGACTTACCTAGTACCAGACCCTATGAAGCCTTACTTTATTATAAGATTGGAGACTTTGGTGCAAAGTATCAAGCACTTATTACTGAGTGGAACGTAGGTTTAGATGGAGAAAGGTTAACTAAAGACCTTCTAAATAGTGAACTTCCTCTAGACCATACTAGTTATGATGTAGCTCATACCAATCCAGCAACCCCTGCCCATGTATTCAGAAGGGCAATGAGAAACCGATACAAGATCGTCTTTGCAACACCTGATAATGAGGTTGAATCTAGATCAGGATTAGGAGAAGCTGGTAACTCTGAATCCATTAATAACCAAGCATCAGTCCGTGTTAATAATATTGCAAATGCAATAAAAACAGGAGCAGACGCAAGTGAAATAGTTCACTTAATACGGACAGATGGAGCAGGAGCATTTAGTTCTTCCAACTACAAGATCATTGTTAGTACTGGAACTACGGATAACTCAAGTCCAGCCTACACAGGAGACAAGGGAGTCAAGAGTAAGGGTGTAGTCACAGGGACTATGGACTCTACAGCAAGTAATTCAACTCATGATATGGTATGGACTCCACCCGGAACTGCTCAGTACACTTGTACTACCCAGAGTAACACGCAAGTATTAGTACCGGGAAGTATTGCAGTTACAGAAGCAGGGAAGGCAGTATATGGAGATGGAATTCCAAATGGAACTACTGTAGTATCAGTAGTACTTAACACCTCATTTGAGTTGTCTCAAGCCGCAACAGCATCAGCATCAGCAACCTTAACTATTGGAGAAGGAACAAATCATGGGCTAAATGACCTAATAACTGATAACGCCAGATTCAAGATTTTACACGATCCTAATACAAGTGTAATACACATTAAAAATAATACCTATCCCATTACTATTGAACTTACAGATGGTAAAGGTGACACATATTCCAGATCCGTTAATGGTAGTGATGAAGTGCCTAACTTTGGTTATCTACCCGGATCGGCAAATATTGAAACTGGGTTTATTGCAAAGATTTCTGGAGACAAATCATCTGGACAAGATGACTACTATGTAAATTGGACAGGCTCAGTATGGAAAGAAGTGGTTCAACCTATGTATCCCGGTGGTTTAGAAATAACTGGAGCAACTGGGTTTATTACTCCTTATACATTAAATGATACTGCTACTTCAGCCGCTTATGATCCCGCTTATGTACTAGACGCTCTAAAAAGATCTCGCTATAGGACTATAGATAGTACCACAATGCCTATGCAACTCTTTAAAGCCTTTGGAAAAGTCTATGATGGTACAACAGGACAGCCAGATGCAATATACTTTATATTAAAACCGGTTGAATGGGCAGATAGGGAGGCAGGAGATAACCTTACTAACCCATTCCCATCGTTTAGTAACTACGATCCCTTTTCTTCTCCTAACGGAGTCTATACGATTAATGATATATTCTTTCATAGGAATAGATTAGGATTTATCTCTGATGAGAATGTAATACTTTCTGAGTCTGGAGGTTATTACAACTTCTTTCATAATACTGTGTTATCCGTTTTAGATACAGCAGTTATTGATGTAGCAGTTAGTAATAACCAAGTGGCTATACTCAAGTCTGCCATACCCTTTCAGGAAAACCTTATATTGTTCTCAGATCTCCAGCAGTTCAAACTTACCTCTGATGCCTTCCTTACACCTACCTCAGTAATGGTTGACGTTGCAACCAACTTTGAGACCTCCACAGTAGCTAAACCAGTTCCAGCAGGTAAAACGATCTTCTTCCCATTTCAACGTGGTGCATTCTCAGGTATACGTGAGTATTCCATTAATATTGCATCTGAAACTAATGATGCTAATGAGATAACTGCCCACGTTCCAGAGTATGTTGAAGGAGTAGTTAAGAAGTTGGCAGTATCCTCTAACGAAGAAGTACTTCTGATTCTCTCTGAGACAGACCGAAGGGTACTAAAGGTATATAAGTACTACTATAGTGATGCAGAGAAGATGCAGTCTGCATGGTCAACATGGACATTTGATGCAGAAATCATTGATATGTCTTTCATTGGGTCGATAGCATTCTTCTTGTTTAGACGAGGAACACAGATTTACCTAGAGAAGTTGAACCTTTCTGTAGATAACGCTACTTCCATAATGGATGACGAAATAGGGGTTAGGTTAGATAGGAGAAAAAGAGTAACCTCTATGGTGTACACACTAAAGGACTATACTCCAACTCCTATTAAAAATGCAACAGAAACCGCATTTACTGCCGATCATACTACAGATTTCATTACATCAAATACACATGGATTAGTAAATACTCAAATTATTAGAGTTGTAGGAACAGACCTGCCAGCAGGGTTAGCTATTGATACAGATTATTATGTTAGAGAAAAGACAACCCATACATTCAAGGTTGAACTGAGTGTTGGTAGTGGTGCAATAAATATAACAGATAATGGTACTCCTACAAATAATTGGGTACAGTCTGCATGGCAGATTAACCATACATCAACTGCAAATACTGTAGTACAAACGTCTACCACAGGAACCGGAACATTGATGAAGTTCACAACTGTTACTGATGCCTATGGTAATCCTACGTTCACTATTACTACCCAAGGATCAGGCTATAACTTAGGTGATACAATTACTGTTACTGATCCGGGCAGCACAAGTAATACAGCAGTAGTAACTCCATATATATTACCTTATGGTGATACAAACTATGACAAACTAACTGCTGCTACAACCGACAATGTAACCTTAGATACTTCCATAGTTGATGGGTGGGGGTCTAAGATTAAAATACAAGGGTTAAACAATGGTTACCTACCTAGAGTGGGACAGCTATTCTACAAGCGAATACGAAATGAAGAAACGGCTGCACTAGAAGGTAACTCAGGAGTGACTTATAAAATAACAGCCGTTACAGTAGACCCTGATAATGCTACTAAGGCCCAAATTAAGATAACCCCTTCTGTTGCTAAAGAAGCACCTTGGAGTAAGGTGACAATATCAGGAACTACCTATGAACAAGTATTACAGTTTGAAGATAGAGAACCTATCTACGTATTAGAAACAGGAGAGGAAGTACCAGCAAACAAAGTAGTGGGCTATATGACAACAGGTTCAGACTACTCTAAAAAAATAGGTAATACAACTCCAGATGTATTTGCAGGAGTTCGCTACGACTTTAGGTATCAGTTCTCTGAGCAATTTGTTAAGAGTAATGAAAACTCAATTAACTCAGGTAGATTACAAATGAAAAACTTTGAGATCTCTTATGCAAACTCAGGAAACTTTGATGTAGAAGTGGCTCCAAGACCTTTTGATGATTTGTATCGTACAATTAATACTAAAGAATTCACCACTAAAATTCTTGGTTCTGTGTTACTTGGTAATATAGACTTAGAAACAGGAGTACTACGAGTTCCAGTCTATTGTAATAGTAGGGATGCAAGAATCACAGTAACAAGTAAGGCATGGCATCCAG